AGATGGGGGAACCTCATTCATCCCGCCAACTACTGGAATCAGCTGGAGGGTTGTCTGGCTCTGGGCATGACGAGGGGGGAAAATGACGGAGATCTGTGCGTGTGGTCTTCTAAACAGGCTTGCGGTGTATTTCGTGAGACAATGGGGTATGAGCCTATGATCGCGTATGTATCATGGAAGCCTGAGGTTGCTTGGGGTTCAAGGGGCGGCTAAGGCATCTGATGGCAAAAGCACCCGGACACCAGCGAGTCTCTCAGGCTCGAAAGGAAAAATTCCTCGTCGCTCTTGCGAAGACGATGAACGTCGCTGCGGCTGCCAAGCTGATCGGCATGCCGTATGGACCTGCCGCTCTTTATGAGCAGCGGGCAGCTGACCCTGAATTCAAGAAGCGATGGGAAGAGGTCGAAAACCTGAAGCTGGATGAGCTGGAAGCCTTGCAGTGGAAAGCTGCCCTTGAGCACCGGGAAGACCGGAGGTGGGTTCTGAGCCGCCGGAGACCGGGAAAATGGAGCGAAAAGCACACTCACGGCGGTAAGGTTGAGGTAGAGCACACTCTCAACATCAAGCAGATGAGCCGTGATGACCTCCTCAAGATTGCACAGGCGGGTGCCGTGCAGGCTGATTATACAATCGAGAGCGGAGAAGATCCGGCAAGTGACTGACGAAGTCATTTCTCCTCAGGATGCGGCGAGTGAGCTTATATCCCGGCAAGATGCCGAGAAGAGCCTCGTTTCCTTCACCCGGTATACGATGGCCGGCTATGAGCCCGGACGTCATCACCACCTCATAGCCGAAGCCCTTGAAAGAGTAAGCAGCGGTGAATGCAAGCGTCTCATCATACAGGCTCCCCCACGGGCAGGAAAGTCCCAGCTGGCAACCATCCACTTCCCGGCTTTCTACCTCGGACGGCATCCGCAGCAGCAGGTCATCACAGCCTGCCACAATACCGACCTCGCCAGATTCTTCGGACGACAGGTTAGAAATCTCATCCATACCGACCTCTATAAGAACATCTTCCCCGGCATCACCCTTGCCGCCGACGCCAAAGCCGCCAACTTCTGGAATACCTCCAAGGGAGGTGTCTATTTCTCGGCTGGCGTGGGATCTGGTATCGCGGGTCGCGGAGGCCATCTCATTGTTGTGGACGATCCCATCAGAACGCGGGCCGATGCCGACAGCAAGCATGTCAGGGACCAGCTCTGGGACTGGTACCGATCAGACCTCTACTCCCGGCGAATGCCCGACGCCGCCATCGTCATCATAGCGACCAGATGGCATGACGATGATCTGACAGGGCGTCTTCTTCTTGAGCAGGAATCGGGGACCGGCGACGACTGGGAGGTCATCAGCCTGCCGGCAATCGCCATTGACGACGACGATCAGCTCGGGCGAAAGGCAGGGGAAGCACTTTGGCCGGAATGGTATCCGATTGAAGTATTGGAGCAGACGAAACTCGTCACCATGTCCTCGGGAGGGCCCAGAGAATGGTCCGCCCTCTATCAGCAGCGACCTATTGCGGAAGAATCTTCCTACTTCAAGAAGGAGTGGGTCCGATATTATAACATGCCCGATCTCATGTCTCGTATGGACCCCTACGGGAAGCGCCCTTACCTCCACATCTATGCCGCGTCCGACTATGCCGTTTCCGGACAGGGCGGAGACTATACGGTCCATATCGTCGGGGGCGTGGACCCGAATGACGACCTCTATATCCTTGACCTCTGGAGATATCAGGCCGAATCAGATGCATGGGTAGACGCCCTCATCCAGCTTATTGCGAAATGGAAGCCCCTCCTGTGGGCGGAAGAATCCGGACAGATTGAGAAATCGGTCGGCCCCTTCATCACGAAGCGGATGCAGGAGCAGAAGACGTATTGCAGGCGCGAAGGGTATTCCTCCGCAAAGGACAAGCCGACCCGGGCGAGGAGCATACAGGCCCGTATGTCGATGGGAAAAGTCTTCCTTCCCATCAAGGCGTCATGGCTCGACAGCTTTTTGTATGAAGTGTCCAGATTCCCTGCCGGATCTCACGACGATCAGGTGGACGCTATCTCTCTCCTCGGGCGCATTCTCGATCAGATGACCCCCGGCGTCTCTCAGGCTCCCCCTGAGGCAGAAGAGTTTCCCCCGACGACCTATGGGGACATATTCAAGGCTCAGGTGCGAACAAACCGGCGACATCGCCGGGGGTTCGGCTCTCATACCTCCATTGTCGTCCCTTATAATAGAATAGAGGTTCCCGAAGACGCCTGAGGATATGACTTGATCTGTTTAAAGAGCTTGTACATTTTTAATTAATTCCCTCGTAATGAGAATGCTATGTCCTATCCAACAGGTGGTCGAGAGCGAGTAGAGTTCTGGGAGGGGCGGGTAAAACATGCGGGAGACCGCATGAAATCCCACTTCGCCGCCGCTGACATTCTCGTAAAGCAGTACTTCAACGAGCCGACGACCGACCGGGAACGGGATCAGAATTCCGACCTCGACCCCCATACGTCCCGGGTCAAGGCATCTCTTGTTTTCGGTTGGATCGATCAGTCGATAGCGAATCTCCTTGAGCGCCACCCCCATTTCAAAGTACAGCCCCTTTCCCCGGATTCCGCCAAGGGACAGAGGATTGTCGAATCGGTAACTAATTACTGGTACCGGGAGACCGATCAGTTAAGGCAGGACGAGCGGGTCCTCCTCGATGCCTTTCTCACGCCCTACGGCGTAAAGAAAATCGGCTGGGCGACAGATATAGAGCAGCGGGTGAGCGATATCGTAAACGAGCCTCGATTCGATTTCGAGGACGACGTCTCAGCCGACCTCATGTCTCTTCTGTCCGGCGAACCGACCCGGGTGTCCGACAGTCAGGACCATGAACTTCACATTGATTCAAAGGTTACTTTTCTTCAGAGCCCCTCCTTCGAAATCGACGAGGCGACTGAGCAGATCATTGAGGACAACATCAGCCTCCACAAGAAGATGTTGAATCGGGCACAACCCGATCCCCATACTTCGATCAAGTGGGAAGCGCCTTTCGGGCAGCGGTGGAAGCCGCAGCATTTCTTCGTAGACCCCCTCGCGCAGGACGGAATCAAGGACGCGCAATGGATTGCCTTCAAATCGATCCGTCGCCTTGAAGACGTCAAGATGAACCCGAACTACGAACATACCGATACTCTGGAAGGAAATACCCGTTCTGAAGATGCCCCGGCGGTGAACCGGATGGGAGATGACAGTCAGGACGATTTCGGCCTTGTGACGATTTACGAAGTCTGGGCTCGGGACTTTCCGGTCAAGCCGGGGCGGCGAAGAAACATTCTATTCGTATTTGCCGAAGGGCACGATATGCCTCTGCGGCAGGAGGAGGACTGGCCCTATACAACCATAGAGGACTTCCCCGTCGAGGTCCTGTCGTTCACTTCAGGGGTGAATGAGTGGTATGCGAAGCCGACGCTTTCCATGGCAGGAGGCGACAACATACAGGCCCTCGCAAACGAAATCCTCGACTCCTATCTCTATGTCATCCGCAAGCAGAAAAATGTCATCCTTTACGACTCCGACGTCGTGGAGGGGGACACGATAGACAATCTCCTTATTGCTCCGGATATGTCAGCTCATCCCGTGAGAGGGATGTCGAACAGTGCCGGCCCTGCCGTCCAGACCCTTGATCTCGGGAGAATTCACGGCGAGAAGGGGGAGCTGCTCTCCCTGATGCAGACCCTCTTTGATCGCTCCGCCGGCACCCCTCAGCCAGTTGCCATGCCCGTGGAGTCTGCGACGGAAGCCTCTATTATCGAGAGACGCACGACTGCGAGGGAAGCCCGGCGGGGCAATCTTCTTGCCGAATTTCAGGTCAAAACCGCACGAAAGTTCTGGCAGCTGACAACTCAATTCAGGCCGGAACGCCTCTTTCTCATTCATCCGATGGCTCAGGACTGGGTGGCGGTGGACGCCGATACGGCCACAGGGGAATATCGCTTTCAGATTTCCGTCTCTTCGCAGGCAACATCCGTTGCACTGGAGCGGAAAAACTGGTCTGATCTTCTCAATCTCTTCTCTGGCCTTGCCGGTCTCTTTCAGCAGCTCTATGGGCCGGAATCAATGCCGAATCTTCAAGCTCTGGCTGAACGGCTTCTTGTCAGGGGATTCAATGAACTCGCTCCAGAGGAGATTCTTCCGGGCCTTGCTACGCCGGAAGGCGGGATACCGAATTCACCGGAGATGCAGGCGGCAATCCAGCAGCTTCTTTCCGGTACCCCGGGGGAGGCTCCAGCGGAAGGCCCGTCCACGTCTGGTCCCCCAACCGAAACTGAATCTGGAGAGCGGGCCGGAGCGGCCCTTCCCCGGCAGTTCCGTGAGCCGATTCCATCAGGGGGACGGATTCAGGGTCGGGCTCAGTCCCCATGACCGAAACCGTGGTGAACGAACGATATGGTCCCGTTAAGACCACAACAAGAGATCGCCACGCTCCTCCGCAATCGCGCCGCTCTCGGAAAAAGCGGGGCAAGAAAAAGCTACCTGCAACGGTTCTGAGTGACATTGTACATGCGAAAGGATAAAAAGACCGATGCCATCAAGAGCATTTGAAAAGCGCCGCAAAAAGAGAATGCGGGAGGAGCGTCCCGATTCTACTATCGGGAAGGACCTGACAACGCTGAAAAGTCAGCTTGGCAAGCTCCTCGGTCTTTTTGGGGGACCCGAAGATGAGCAACCGACTGCCAAGATTCGCCAGACGCTCGCGGAGAGAGATCAGGAAACGGCCCGTCGGTTAGGGAGGAAAGCGGCGAAACCAAGCCCGCCGGCCTTGCATCCCGCCCAGATGCGTCCCCGGGATCGACCGGGACGCAGGGAACCTGCTGATCCCTTTCCCGGCCAAGGCAGGAGGGAACCCGCGAAAGCCGTAAGCCGCCCCGCGAAAGCCGTAAGCCGCCCCGCGACTCCGGCTCCGCAGCCTCCGGATGCTGATATCACCTCAGATATGGACCTTCGTCTGGCCCCTACTGAATTTCAGACGCGTATCCCTCGACGCTTCGCCCCTCAAGCCGCCTATGACACGCCAGCGCCTCCGCCTCAAGGCGGGCCGGCTCATGTTACAAGGGGAAAAAGAGAGCCGATGCGGCAGGCCGACGGGGCTCCGCCGGCTCATGTGTTAAGAAAAGGTCCTGATTACCCTCAGTTTCAACGTGGTCAGGACATCTCTATAGACTATGGCGCTCAGGCAAGCAGAGGGTTCCCTCAGGGTGTTGGGGCTAAACCGGCTGTTCCTCCCAGTGGCCCTCGGGGCCCAGCAAGTAGAGGGTTTCCCGGTGGGGTTCCACTTGGAGCAGCCGAGCAGGGGCCAGAGCCCCTCCCTGCTTCACCACGCCTCCAAGAGGCAGTGAGTAATATTGATGCTGATCCTCACCCCGGCATAGATACAGAAATTATAGGGCTCCAGCTTGCCCACTCAGGGCAAGACTCGCCCAATGTCAGTCGAGCAGAAAACGGCAAGATAGCCGTGACGCTGCCTGATTCCCTCACGAAGGGAAAGCACGGGGAAGGCTTAACCACTGAAAAATTTGAAGTCTCCAAGGATGGCACAATTTCCAATATCGATGATGTCGCTCCTACCGCTCGCCCCTATGTCACATCTGCCGGAAAAGCCATTTCTTTGTGGGGGAAAATGCCTGAAGGCATTACTCCTGAGGGTGCGGAGAAAAACCTGAATTCAGGGAAATGGGACCCCTCAACGGGACCGGGAAAAGACTACATAAAATTTAAAGAGGCAAAAAATAAAGCTGACATACAGGCCCTCAAGATGGCCGGGAAGGACCCGGAGGGAGATAATAAGGGATTCATGCGCTCCATCGCGGGCAAGGTAGGGGGAGCAGCGGGCAAGGTAGGGGGAGCCGTACTACGCGACCCTCTCATCAGCGGCCTGCTCGGCTATGAGCCGGATGTGCCACAGACTCGCCGCCCGGCCTTGCATCCCGCCCAGATGCCCCCCCGATTCGACCTGAGCGGTTTCAAAAGGATACAGGGACGGGATTGAGCGGCTATTCGCGAAGCACGGCCTCAAGAAGAGGTAAAAGATGATTTCACATGACACAGGCGGGAAGCTGCCTGAGCGGAGTATGAAGGAGGTAATTTGAAATGGCAGGAAGATACACATCACTTCGAGGTGCCGAAGCAGCGGCACGAGCAGGGCAGGGGAGAAAACGCAGAAATGTACGTTCGCGGACACCTTGGCGGGGACCTACGTCGAGAATGCGTCCGCAACGCTCACGGACACCTTGGCGTGGTGGACGCACACTGCCCAGTCGAAGTCTCGGGCAGGTTATGGGAAGATAAACGGCAATGCCTAATTACGATTTTACCTGTCTCTGCGGTACAGTTGTTCTCAATGTGGAATATGACAGGCGGAATCATGCCGTCACCTGCAATACGTGCGGACAGGTCATGGAACGGGAATTTCCCCTCGTGAATATTGATGTCTTTACCCCCTACTACGACGAAGCGCTCGACTGCGACATCACCGGGAGAGAAGACAAGAAGCACAAGATGAAGATCCTTGGCGTCGAAGAGGCCGGGGACAAGGTGGGTGGGGCCAGAAACTTCGACGCGCACGCCCCCCACCACGTAAAGCCATTGCCTCCTCGGGGAAAACAGCTTGAAGCTCGCGGACCTGCTCAAGAGTGGGATATTGCCACTATGGATGAAAGCGGGAAGGTGGACAGGGTAATGAACACGGGAGATCTGGAGACTGTTTAATTGAGACAATCTTTGTTCCCTCTGAACGATGAAATTATAACCTCAACCAAACTTGGAGCCTGATAGGTACTCTGAGGTAGGGAGATAGCTCATGGCAGAGCAACAGATGCATTCCACAGAAGTCGATCTTGACGCGCAGACCAAGAACGTCGAGCAGCTTGACCCTGATCCTTTCAAGACAATTTATGAAATGGAGAATGCGGCCCAGCGGCAAGAGATCGAGACTATTGGGAATGCTCAGGGAGGGGTGGGGCCTGCCTCTTCCTCCGATACGTCCCGTATGGAACCCGCTCGGACGTCTGGCGAAACGGCAACGTCGCCGAATGCGCCGAGTGAGAGTGCCGGGAAACGACCGGGGATCGACACAGTGCTCAATGATGTTGAATCGCAACTGTCGCCGGGGCACGCTGACGTTATTCGTGGCGTACTGACCGGCTTTCACCGTACACAAGCCGAATGGAAGACTCAGCAGGCGGAGCTGGCTGAACATATTGCAGAGGTGAAAACCCTTCGTAATGATCTTCAGCAGCCTCGTTCTGAGCCGGACCCGAATGATCCGCTTACCAATGTTTCACCTCACCAATGGGAACTGTTCAACAGGATGCTGGAACAGCAAGGCATTCCGAACCGGGCAGAACTCGATGCACGCGAGGTGGAAGAAAATCAGAAAGATTACGTTTCTGAGGACATTGACCAAGGGATTGAGCAGTGGGGGGATCAGTTTGGACACCGGGGACCTGATGGGAATTTCGTCTACAACGCGGAGATCCATGACGCGATGCAGGAGGAATTTAATCGCCTGTACGACCCCTCTCGTGGGCCGACCGCCCGCGATCTGTATCGTCTTGTCAATTTTGACCAGATGATACAGAGCGCAGAATCGAGAGGAAGGGAGACGGGTCAGAGCGAGCAGTCCAATGGAGCGGCAAGAAGGGTCAACGAGGCCATTCGTGGCGTCGTTGAGCGGACTTCTGCCTCTTCAGTGAACCCAGTTCCTCTGATCTACGACCGGGAGAAGGACAGGCGAAATTCTGGTCAGATTGACTTGGATACGGTGGTGGCGAGGGCCAGTGCTGCCGCAATGCGGAGGCTTCCGTCGATTCCAATCTAAGAAAGTAAAATTCAATGGCTAACGAAACGAGTCTTAGCCTTACCTATGCCCCCCTGCTGACGTCCACGTTGATGAACGTGATCGACTCTGGAGCGCTGCATGATCAGGTCTTTAACAACGACGTGTTCTTGGCGTGGCTTCGAAGTTCTGGTCGAATCAAGGTGATCGATGGCGGGGAGCGCATTCGCGTAGGGATGTTGCACGAGAAGAACTCGACGGCTGGATGGTTTGCTGATTACGAGTCGCTGGACGTTACGGCACAGGCAGGCATGACCGCTGCTTTTTTCAACTGGAAACAGGGGTCTGTTTCTGTGTCCGTCCACGGGCGTGAACTGCGTTCCAATAAAGGCGCGTCAAGAATAACTAATCTCCAACAGGAGAAAATAAATCAGGCGGCGCTGTCTCTTGCAGACATCGTTGCTACTGGTGCTTTCTCTGATGGCACAGGGACCAGCAGCAAACAGCTGACCGGACTTGCTGCCATGCACGAGACCACGCCGGGCACGACTGCGTATGCTTCAGTGGGGACCGGAAATTCGAACTGGCAGAATCAGGTTCAGACTTCGGTCGGCGCTGCGGCAACGAACCTCCTGCCCAAGCTGCGGACGTTGTATAACGACTGCAAGCAGGGCAAGAGCGGAGCCGGAAGCGCCCCGGATTACGGCGTCACCACTCAGGCGGTCCACGAAGCTCTTGAGGCGGTTCTCTTCCCGATGGTACGCTACACGCCGAACCCGGCAGGTGGCGCCGATGCGGGAATCGGGACTCTGCTCTACAAGGGAACTCGGATTGACTGGGATGACTACTGTACGTCCGGAGAGCTGCACCTGCTCAATAGCAATCATATCGTCTTCTTCGTTCACGCTGACGCCAATTTCGCCATGTCTGAAGAGGGGTTCCAGCGTCCGGTCAATCAGGACGCCCTTTTGACCCAGATCCTCTTTCAGGGCAACCTTGCAACAAACAACCGTCGCAAGGGCGGAAAATTGGCTGGCCTGACTTAAAGGAGGGCTGAAATGGCAGTCGGAGATTTTACTGTTGATTCGACCACCCGGATTTCTATGGGCAACGCGACACAGATCTCTGGGACACTCGAATCCGATACGAATGCTACAACGTCAGCTTTATTTCCAAGCAGTCGCATTTTGAACTTCTCGATCAATTACAATCAAGATGATGATGATGCTGTAATGCCGAGGGTGAATATCAATTCCAGCGACTTTGCGGGAACAGACGCAGGTGGCTCTGTCCATGTTCAGGGAAGCGCCGGATCACCGGACACCTTGGCGTGGACAGCCGTCATAATCTAAGCGTAGCGAAAGGAGAAGTTTATAAATGCAATTCATGACCGTGAACCGCGAAGAGGCCGAGAAGGTCTATATCGTGGTCAAGAATGGCGAAGGTGACGAACTGGGCCCGGGGGTCTGCGTTGAGTGGGATACCACCACCGACGACGATCTTCAGGGCTATCAGGTCGAGCTGGTCGATGCTGCCATCAGCACGACTGCCGGTCTGGGCGGAAATAAGATTGCGGGCGTGGTGGATTCGACCATCGCTACTGCTGATGTCGGGCGGTTGCAGGTGTACGGACCCGCAAACGTGCGGTCTTCAGCGTCTTATGATGCCGGTGCGCTGGTCGCATCTGGATCGATCAACGCCACAAACAAGGGCCATGTCACGACAGTGGCCGGACATTCAGACCATGGCATCAACTTCGTTGAAGCTCTGGTCGGCTGGACGCTTGAGGCAGGGCCGAACGCGACGAACGCCACGGTACAGCTCTATTTGCTGTAGCCGAAAGATAAAACCGGGAAACACTTTTATTCTCCTGTGCTCCGGGCCTCTTCGGGGGCTCAGAGCACAGACCAATATCCAATGACAACCGGGAGAACATGATGGCAGAGCGAAAGCTGAATATGGAACGAAGTGTCATAGACGAGATCGGTGATCTCAAGCTCACGGAGGTGTCTAAAGACGCTCGTATTCTCATTGCCACGCCGAACTATACGAACCTCTGGCAGGTTGAAGTGCATACGAATCATATCGAATGCATTGCCAGCTGGAAGAAGTGGGGCCTCAACGTCATGCAGACGATTGTCGGCAGGACGTTTGTTCATTTTGCCCGATCCCAGATGTGCGATATCTCTGTGCGCGGGGACTATACCCACATTTTCTGGCTCGATGACGATGCGGTAATCGACCCCATTATTCTACCGAAGTTTCTTGAAGCCCAGAAAGACGTCGTCATTGCCCCGTATCCGATGAGGCGTCCAACTTACGAGATAGGCGTGCTCAGGAGCACGGGGTATAAATGCACAAAGTGCGACCACTATTCATATCACATACTGGACTATGCGACAGGAGAGCCGGTTGTCCTTGATTCTCTCGGGAAGACGAGGGGCGATGAAGAAGAGGCAGGGCCTGTTGGGTGCCCCGTGAACGATGACGAGGTTTCCTGTCCGAAATGTGGTGCCGGCCCAGAGGACATGTGGCGGGACTTCCACAACCACAAGGCCTACAAGAACCTCTCCCTCTTCCATAATTGCGACCGGGGCCTCATGGATGTCGATGGGGGCGGGACGCATTGCATGCTGGTCAACACCGACGTCTTTCACAGGAGAGGCGAGGAAGGGGGACCGTCTTCAATGCCTCTTGAGGTGCAGGATATTGTCGATGTCCTGAAAGAGAACCTCGATGAGGATGGGCTGGAACGATACAGCCATTTTCTCGGGGATCTTCCTGACGAGACGACCACTTTCGTGGAAGAAGATCAGGGAGGAAAGCCTTATTTCCTCATGCCGAAAAGAGGCACTGAGGATATGTACTGGTGCTACCGGGCGAAGAGGAAGAACATTGAGATTCTCTGCGACACGGACGTCTTTGCCGGCCACCTCGGATTTGCTCCGGTGATCACAAAGGGCTACCGGGAGCAGGTCGAAAAAGAGGGGCACCACATCAAGGACAAGCAGTATGTCGGCGGCAAGGACGAGCCTGACGATTCGGTGAATGCGGACGGGAAAGAGAAAGGCATCAAGCTGACCAAGGTAAAAGAGGATGTCCTTTCCATCAGAAAGCCGGGGATACATCAGGACAAGGCAGCCAACCTCGTATGATGCGGCCCTCCCCGAAGGGGGCATACCACACGGAGTCGCTTGCAGGCAGGGCTGAGGTTACCCTGCTGAGGTGCAAGCGATGCGGCAAGGATCTCGATACAAATCGCCATTCCGGAAAGGCCTGCGGGCGATGCGGCAGCAGGGAGTGGACAAATATTATCGGGTGGCTCTCGCTGCGAGAGCGCATCTGGATCTACCGGGAAACGAAGATCTGGTGCATGAATCCAGACTGGATAGACCGGATCGTCATGTGGTTCAACCGGGAGAAGCAGGGTGCACACTGATTGCGGAAGACCACTTTCTATGGAAGAGGAGCGCCTTCTATTTGAGTATTCTCAAAGCGCCCATGAGACGAATAGACACCAAGATGTTTCGGTCAGCATCGGAGCCACGGCTTCGGTGTCTGAGTATCCCGTCGCGGAAGGATCAACCGTCACCTTCGCGCCCTACGGGAAAATCAAAAGGAACGACAGGGGGCGAGGGGCCTATGATATCGACCCCACTTTCCCGATTCCTGCTTTCAGTACTTCGGTCAGGCTCTGGGGTATTGATGAGGGGTTTGCCCAGATGCTCACCGGCCTCATACGCACCCTCAGGCCGTCTATCGTGCTTGAAGTGGGGACGAGCTGGGGCCGTTCGGCCCGGGCGATTGCCGAAGGGCTTGCGGCCAATGGGCAGGGAAAGCTTGTCACCGTCGATATGGTAGACTTTCAGATCAAGGATCGCGGGGCAATCCCTGATGGCCTGAGTAAATATGTGGAGACAATTATCGGAAAAACCCCTGAGGTGTACGAGCGAGAGGACTTGCTTCATCTCGTTGAGCCCGGGGTAGACCTCGCCTTTCTGGATGCCGAACACACGGCAAAGGGCGTTGAGGAAGACCTCGCCTTCGTCGAAAGCGTGCGTTCAGGTGAGTGTGTTGTGCTGGTAGACAACGCTCGGGACGAGCAGTGGCCGGAGGTCCCGGTGTTTTTTGAGGGGTATGCTGACCATCCTCATATCAACATCGAAACAATGACAGGAACAGAAATTATCTTGATGAAGGGGCCGAAAGGCCCCTGAAGGAGCGGGCAGGGGGATTCTGTTCCCGGTTGACCTCGCCCGCTCTGATTTTCAAATGGAGTGAATCATATGGCAACGCATATCGGCACTGAATGGTCTGAAACGACCGCAGGAACAAACTCAGGGGCAACGGCGAGTCACGCTGCCGGGGCAAGTTCCGGAGGGTCTCCGGCGAGAACCCACATCGTGACGTCCATTTCGGGACACGTAGACGCTGATTCCATTGTGCAGATCCTTGGTGGGGCTGCGGGGGCAACTGTCGTCTGGGAAAGCAAAATCGATATCTCTGTCGAGGGAATCAGTTTCAATTTCCCGGGGCTCAATGTTATAGGGGTCCCGGGCATTAAGGTGGAGGGGAAAATTGCCTCCAGTTCTGCTGATTGTCAGGTGAACGTCAGCGGTTACTCTATTCCATAAGGAGAAGTCAGTTATGACTGAAACTACCCTTACGCCCAGAGGCGAGTTGAGGGAACTCATTGAAACAGCTGAATTTGGGGAAATTGCCCTCCCGTCCAATCTGATGGACAGGACGTGGTACGTGAAATATGAGTCCATGAATCCACTTCTGTCGGACACACAGCATGGGCAGACGTGGGACGAACAGGTGACGGCCAGTGAGCGTGCCGGTCTCATGGAAGATGATGGCTGCATTATGACCTTCCGGGGCTTCCGGAGATCGGAAGTCGCTATTACGGATGACGGATCAGTCCTTGAAGAGCCGGATGCAGAGGCGCGTGAGGACGCGACCGGTAAGCCTCTTCCCCGTTACGCTGCATACGACTTCAGGCTCCATAAGCTGGAGAAGACAGATGGGCTCCGCCTGAGGCAGGAACTCCACAGTCTCGCTGAGGACCAGCGAGCTAACTCTGAATCGAAACTTCTCACCAAGCTCACAGACACGCTCGGCAACCTGAGCGTGACTCAGAACGGGACGCAAAATCAAAATGAGCCCGGGGTGCAGGACGTGCAGGAGTATCTGTCAAGCCTCCATCCGGCCCAGAAGAAAGCCTTGATTGAGATGGCCGAAGAAGAGGCGGAGGAACTTAAAGAGGCATAGATGTATTACCTCGATATTACGAATCAGGTTCTCGACCTTGTGGGGGCCAGTACTGGTGACGACGTCGAAACGATGACCAAGGCGTCCATAAACCGGATATACCGCCACATGCTCAATATTGTAGATGCCGATCAGGAGCGCCGGGAGTTCAGCTTTACGCTGGCCTCAGGAAAGCGGCAGGGCGGACTGCCGCTTTACGTGAAGCACGTTCTCAATATTGACGACGATACAAACAACAAGCGGATCTACGATATTTCGGCGAGAGAATTTGACATCACCTACCCCGGGACGGATACGACCGGGCCTCCAGACAAGGCGTATCCCCTTGGGGAGTTTGGGGTGCAGACGCAAATTTCGTCGGCTGAAAAGGTTCGGATCAATTCATCTTCAACGTCAGACGATGGGGCGAACTTTGTCCTTCGGGTGACCGGTCTTTCAGGCGGCGTGCTGGTCACAGAAACCATCACCCTCGACGGAACGACAAACACAGAGAGCACAAATACCTATGACGCCGGGGGGCTGGAGCGCATAACGAAAGTGGCAGCCTCAGGGGCGACATGGTCTGGCTATCTCACTTTGTCGGGGGCTACCTCTGGGACCACTTTCGCGCAGATCCCTGTCTGGTGGGACTCCCCGACTTATCTGTGGTACGAGTTCTGGCCTCAGCCCACGGAAGCTATCACGTATACCGTAAGGGCCATCATGCGAAAGCCGGATCTCGTGAACGACGAAGACTGGCCCGAGGTTGATGATGAGTTTCACAATGTTATTGTCTGGGGAGCGGCGGCGGAAGTTATGCCATCCGTCGGGAAGATCCCCCAATCCCAGCTTATGACAAGGAACTTTCAGGATGGATTGAGGCACTACAAGCAGGCCATGGGCATGACTCAGCCTAATCGCATCAGGGTTATGTCTGATGTAACGACGTCAAGAATGCCCCACGCGCGACCCCTTATTAAAGGCGTAGATTACGCATGACCTGTTCCGTTGAGGACGGCTGATGGCAGAGCTTCTTGTACAGCCCGGAATTCAGACTTCTCCTGTCTTCAGAGTGAGGGGGCAGAGGAGTCGCTGGCGATATCCGCATCCTCGTGCCGAACCAGAGTTCTGTGAGGAAATCGACAACATGAACCTCTCAGAGCGGGGCACGGCTGATTCGAGGTTTGGGTACAGTGAATGGACCAGTTCTCAGATGACGGACGCCGAAGTAGTACTCGGGCTTCGTCAGGAGACTTTTGCTTCCAGCGGAGCCCAGCAGCTTCTATGCGCGAAGACAAAGATTTACACTGATGATGGAACGACCCAGAAGAACATTACCGGGAGCCTGAGTCTGTCGGCTGCCGGCAACGATGACCGGTATCGGTTTGCCTTTATGACTGATAAGATCATCGCTACGAACGGGAAGGATGAGCTGTGGACGTGGAGTGGCGATTACGCGGGCGGAACGGCAGCGGCAGCAATCAGCTTTTCTGCTGGAGGCGTCACCATACAGGCCTGTGAAGACCTCGTAGAGCACAGGAGCATTCTCATTGCCTTGGGCACAACGGAGGGCGGCACAAAATATCCGACTCGTCTTCGATGGTGCGACGTTCAGACAAAGACCTTCACATTGGATATTACCAAGTGGATAGACAACAACAGATATGAAATAGAAGAGGGCGGCGCTCCGATCATCGGCGGCGTCGATAACTTTGGCCGCCTCCTCGTCTTCAAGAGTGATGGCATGTATGCTGGCATCATCAATTACGATGCCGGATTCATTGAATTCCGCCTTAATGAGATGGAAACCCTGAAAGGATTCCATCCGGTGGCAAAGAATTCCCTCATATCTCGTCCTGAATTTGTTTTCGGGATAGCACGGGAAGGGGCCTTTGTCATTCGTCCTGATCTGGGATTTCAGATTGTGACGCTCGACATACAGGACGAGTGGAACGGGTTAAACCAGAGTCGGTTGCAGTATGCTCAGTCTTATATCAGGGAGAAGGACCATCAGGTTCGCACCCTTGTATCATCGTCCGGTAATGGTTCGGGGCATGACAAGATCCTTGTCTGGGACTGGGAGAATGGAGATGTCTTTTTCGAGTCTCCGGTAGACAGGCTTTCATTTGGGCAGAGAGTTGTTCTTTCCGATACAGAATACGATTGGTGGGGGAATACTCAGGGTCGGGTGTATAAGGCCAACGATTCCGCAAAGACGGACGATAATGGCACTGGCTATTCGTGGCGGGCAAAGACGGTTCCGAACGACCTCGGACTGCCGGGCAAGATAAAGAACATCATTAACGTGAGAACGTTTTATTCGCAGCGAGCAGGTCAGGCGGGGAGCACGCTCAGGGTCGTGAGGGACGAAGGCAGGCTGGGCTCAAGATCTAAATCAATCACCTTTCAGGGGGAGACGTGGGACGCCTCGGCAGAATGGGACGCTACAAGCAAATGGAATCCGGGGGGGTCCACCATAGATACCTTTTTTGTGAACAGATATGCGGAGACGATTTCCTGTGAATGGGAAGGGAATCAGCCAATCAACATTATTGGCTATTCAGTTCAATATCAGATTGTGGAGTAATAAATGGCTACCGTAACAAGACCTTCAAAGTCACTTCCTGATCCCGGTGATGCGCTCGACGCCGAGCCGATACGAGATCATATAAACAATATTCTGGCCTTCCTTGAAGGGCCGAATATTGACAGCGCTAATGTTGATTACACGTCCTCTGATGGGATTGCGGTTCTCGATCAGGCGCAGACGATATCTGGGGCCAAGACGTTCAGTAGCGACATCCTTACCAGCGGATCTGGTATTGTGGTGGGGGCTTCGTCGCAGGTGGTGATTTCTGACGGTGGCGGCGCGACGAACGCGACTCCAGAACTTCAGGTTCTGGGAACGAGCTTCGACGATTCTACTGCACTTCTGGCCTGTTTCTCTACAACAGCAACGAGAGCTGCGGCTCCTACACTGGCTCTGATGAAGAGCGGCCATGGGACCTTGGGGAGCAATACGGTCGTTACTGATAATGAGATCCTTGGTTCGATTATCGCCTACGGTGCGGACGGGACTGACTTTGAATCTCCTGCTGCGGCGATAGAATTTGCCGTAGATGGCACTCCCGGGACTGGAGACATGCCGGGAGAGATCAAGATGTATACCACGGCAGACAGCGGGGAGACGCTTACTCTTGCTCTCACGCTCTCCGCAGCGCAGGCAGCAACATTCGCTGGCCCCGTCACCGTGGGATCGGACGGCAGCGGGAAGGATGTGGTTTTCTACTCTGGGACTTCAGGCGACAATTTGACGTGGGACGCCTCTGAAGAGGTGCTTCAGATCACCGGCACTGACGGGCAGACAAGCCTCGATGTGCTGGATGGAGACGTGAGGGTTGTTGACAAGCTCTACCTCTACGACCGTGGTGGAGAATATCTGTCCAGCGACGGCTCGACGCTGACGATCACCGGTGCTGTGTCTACCAGCTCCACGTTCGAAACCACGGGGGAAGCGACACTTGCCTCTCTGGCTTGCACGGCGGGAGCGACGTTTGGCGGCGGCACAGGCGACAGTGGAGCCACAATCAGCACTACCGGAACTGGTACGTTCGATGGCATCCTCAAGACTGAGGATACTACAGATGCGACATCTACCACAGATGGCTCTCTTCAGACCGATGGTGGACTGAGCGTAGCCAAGGATGCGATAATCGGGAACGACCTCAAGCTCCTGTCAGACTCTGCTGTCTTGGCTCTGGGGGCTGGTGACGATGCAACCCTGACCCACGACGGCACAACTGGTGTTACGATTGCCGCCAATCCCATTATCGTTGACTCGGGGGGCAATCTCACCCTCGACGCCCATACGGGTATCCTCATTATCAAAGACGCTGGCAGCGAGGTTCTGCGGTTTACGGAGGGCAACAGCGGGGATGTGACGGTCAAGCTGGAAACCGACGGCAAGGATTTGATCTTTACCGACAACGGCGATGCGACCAACATGAAGATTCTGGATGCTGCTGCCGGAATCAACGTCCCCGGAGAGGTCCAGACAACCGGGATCGGCTACACGGATGGCGACAACGCGATCACAATCGCTGACGGCGGCGGCTGCACGTTCCCGCAGACCATTATCGCGACCGGTGGTGTCTCGGTCAACTGGACCTCGTCAGTTGAAACCGGCACCGACGAGAACGCGCAGCAGATCATCATCGTCGATCTCGACGATCCCGACGACATTTGGGATTTTCAAGCGTTCATGCAGCTCATTCAAGACACAAGCTGGCACGACGAGTTGGGTGACCCGCCGATACATGGGTCGATGTGGATCAACGAGGCGCAGGACTCGGTCGTATGGTGGAACAGGGAGACACAAGCGATCTATATGCAGTTTGATGTGGCTGCTGGCCCCGCTAACACGAACATGATACGCCGCGATCCGCAGTCGATCGTCTTTCTCGATGGGGTGATTTACATCGGACATTCAACGAACGGGAAGGGGTGCCTCTTCCTCGACTTGGTGCGGGATCGCGCTATCAACTATTTCGACAATACGGACGGGTCACATCTCTATGCCGGCGACATTACGTCTCGCAACGACGGCGACGACTGGATTGATCTTGGCAACGCCAACGGCCCCGAATATCTCGCCGTTAATCGAGCGAGGGCGTGTCGCGATCCCGAAGCCGTTGACGAGTTCGGTCGCCCTGTTCCGTGGGTCTTCGCCTCTACCTCTGGCGGCTCGTCGATCTTTAACGGTAACGACGAGACGTGGTATCAGGACGCGCGCAGCGACGCCTCGTATGGCGTCGGACTCGACGACGGGGGCGCACTGGCTTACGTGACGCACTCCACTCGCCAAGACGTGTCGCTCATTCGCAGCATCTTCGCAAAGGCGTCAGCGTCCTTTGTTCCTGACGAAGTTTCGATGATAAACACAGGGGCCGATGCCGAAGACATCGCATGGACAGACGGCGCGGGGGCATACTGGCCGCTCGGGTTGTTGTCGCGGGCGAGTCTCGCCAGCGTTGGCATGCCCGTGCTCCTGTGGGGTGGCGACGAAGGGATGTATATGCAGCACACACACCCGTCTGACAACGCGAGGCAAGGTGCTCTCATTCGCCTACACGAAGATTACGCGTCTCCCATTATGTGGGGCGGCTGCAAGGGGTGTTACGTCGGCGACTCTATCACCGACTTGTCAACGACAGGAAACAACCTGACGAACAACAATGCATGCACCTTTTCCGTTGGTGGTCCAACGGGCCATTACGTGAACTTCGACGGCGTCAATCAATCACTCTCATACACAACGGCTTCCGATTGGGACGGCGACGATAACTCGTATATGGCGTTTTGGTTTTACCTCGACACTCTCGGGGCGGGCGATGAATACCTTGCGGCGAAGTGGGACCATGACGGCGCCGGCGGATCATGGCGGCACTGGTTCAACTCATCTGGCGTGCT